TGGTACAAATATAGTTGTAAATGTAGATGCTTCTGGTTCTTCTGTTGAAGGTGATGAAGAACAAGGTAAAGAACTTGGTCGTCTTATATCAGTGGCTATACAATCAGAATTAATCAAAGAAAAAAGACCTGGAGGTTTACTTGCATAATGGCTACCTTTCCATCAATCACTCCAACATACGGACAGCAGAAAAGATCCGCACCAAATACTAGAACAATTCGTTTTGCCGATGGTTATGAACATAGGATTTTATTTGGATTAGCTCAACATCAAAATCCAAAACTTTATAATTTGACTTTTAACGTATCAGAAGAAGAAGCAGATGTTATAGAAGCATTTTTAGATAGTAGGGCAAATGATAGTGCCAGCTTTACTTTTACTCCACCTGGAGAAGGGTTTACGAAAACAGGAACGTATTCTCAATCGGGAACGACTACCACAATTACAATCACAAATCATGGCTTAGCTATTGGTGATGAAGTTACTATTGATTACACATCTGGATCAGCCGTTGATGGTGTTTTTGTTGTAGTTACTGCTGCTGATAGCAATACTTTCACAGTTACGGCTGCTGCTAGTGCTACTAACAGTGGCAATGTTTCGGTTACGTTATCTGGTGCGAGCCAATACGTTTGCGAAAACTGGTCAAAATCTATACCATATAGCAATAGAGCAACAATTCAAGCAACATTTAGAGAGGTGTTTGAACCATGAGTAGTTCTGTTATTAGTGATCTTCAAAAAATAAATCCATCATCAATAATTGAATTATTTACTTTGCAACTTAGTAATAGCTTGCATGGTGCTACTACTATTTATAGGTTTCATGCAGGAAGTAGTCTTAAAGAAAACGGAGAAATAGTTTGGGCTGGTAATACTTATCAAAGATTTCCTATAAAGGCAGAAGGTTTTGCTTTTCAGAAAGGACAACTTCCAAGACCTACGTTAACAGTAAGTAATGCGTTAGGAACTATAACTGCTATTTTATTAAGTGTTAACGAAACAACTACAGGAAATGATCTTACAGGTGCAACTGTTACTCGTATTAGAACACTTGCTAAATTTTTAGATCATGCAAACTTTCCTCAACAGAAAACATCTGTTACAACACTTACACCAGATCCAAATGATGAGGAAACTGTAACTTTCCTAGTAAAAGTTGCAAATGTAGGAGGGGTAAACATTTTTGTTATAGATGATGCTAATAATCCTGCTTTGACGATGAAAAGAGCTTCTACTTATATCTTTGACCAATCAGATGCCACAAATAGCGGACACCCTTTAGCAATAAAATCTGATGCTGGAGGAGCACAAACTACAACTGTTTCTGGAACGGCTGGAAACCCTGGTGCATCAGTAACATATCAACCAGCTTATCCTTCTGCTCCTAATGATTTGAGATATTATTGCACAGTTCATGGTAATGCAATGGGAAATACTATTACAATGAATGATCCAAATACAATATCCTCTACCACTTTTACAGATTCAATACAAGTAAATCCTTTTGGCACACCTGACCCAACGGCAGAATTTCCACAAGAAATTTATACGATTGATCGTAAAGCTAGTGAAAATAGAGAAGTAGTTGTTTTTGAGCTTGCTTCAGTGCTAGACCTTGCTGGAATACGAGTACCAAAACGTCAATGCACCCGTGCTGAATTTCCTTCTATTGGTACGATAAACGCATGAATTGGAAAGAAGCTGCACTTGCTCATGCGAAAGACCAAGATCCTAAAGAGGCTTGTGGTTTATTACTAAATATTCGAGGAAAAGAAAGATATTATCCCTGTCGTAATCTTTCCATGACAGATCACCAATGTTTTATTCTCGATCCAGAAGATTATGTAAAAGCAGATAACATGGGAGATATTACAGCTATTGTTCATAGTCATCCAGTAACGCCACCTATTGCTAGTCAAGCAGATCAAATTAGCTGTGAACAAAGTAATCTTCCGTGGCATATTGTTAATCCAAAAACAGAAGAGTGGGGATATTGTGAACCATATGGATATAAACCACCTTTATTGGGTCGTCCCTGGGTTTGGGGTATTACTGATTGCTGGTCATTAGTAAGAGATTGGTACAAAGAAGAAAAAGGTATTGAGTTGAGAGATTGGGATAGACCTGTAACTCCAGAAGAATTTATAGAGAATCCAATGTTTGAAAGATGTGCATGGCGAACAGGTTTTAGACAATTAAGACCAGAAGAAAAGCTACAAAACGGAGATTTATTGTTTATGTCTATTTTTGCAAATGGATTAAATCACGTTGCTTTATTTTTAGATGGTGAGGTATTACATCATTTAACAGATAGACTTAGTTGTAGAGAGTCTTATTCTGAATGGTTATTAAAATGTACAGGAGGGAGGTATCGTTATGTTGCGTAAAATAAAATTATATGGAGAGCTTGCAGAATTTGTAGGACATAAAGAATTTGAAGTCCAAGTTGATAGTCTTGCAAAAGCAGTTAGTTTTTTAATTAACAATTTTGAAGGTATAGATAGATTTATGAGTCCAAATTATTATCAGTTAAAAGTAGGGAATTATGATATTGGAGAGGACGAAATACATCATCCCATAGGTCAAGAGGACATACATTTTATTCCTGTAATAAGTGGAGCAGGAAGAGGTCTAGGTAAAGTATTGTTAGGAGCAGCTTTAATTGGAATAGCGATAGCAGCACCAGGAGCAGGATTCGCATTTGGTAAAAGTGGAGTCGGATTTATAGCTACAGGAGCAGCCCCGAATGCTTTAATGGCAGCCATTGGAAATATTGGTATTGGATTAACGCTTATGGGAGTATCTGAAATGCTCACTCCGTTACCTAAATCACAAGACTTTAGTTCAGAACAAGATCCACGATTATCTTTTAGTTTTTCTGGAACGCAACAAACCAGTCGAGCAGGAACACCTGTTCCAATCGTTTATGGTGAAATTTTTACAGGAAGTGTTGTAATAAGTGGAGGAATAGATACTGAACAGGTACAGGCATGACAAAAAATAATAAACCAATTAAAGGTGCTGGTGGTAGACCTTCTCCTCCTCCTCCAAGAAAACCAACTAGAACTCCTGATACTTTACATAGTAAGCAATTTGCTACTTTTCTTGATCTTGTCTCAGAAGGAGAGATAGAAGGTTTTGCAACAGCTTCAAAAGAAGGTTTAACACAAGGCACTACTGCTTACACAAATGCTTCTTTAAAAGATGTCTTTCTAAACGATACTCCTGTTTTAAAATCAACAGCAAATTCAGCTAGTCCTGCAACTACTGATTTTAATTTTCAAAATGTTACATTCAATTCTCGTTTTGGAACGGGTAGTCAAACAAAAATACCTGGAATAGAAAGCAGTCAATCAACAATAGCTGTTGGTGTAACAGTTACAACTTCTGCTCCTGTAACGAGACAAATTACAAACACAAATGTAGATGCTGTAAAAGTATCAATAACATTTCCGCAAATACAGAAAGCAACAGATGAAGGTGATTTATTAGGTTCAACTGTTTCTTTAAAAGTTGCTGTTCAATATAATTCTGGAGGATTTACTGATGTAATATCTGACACTATTACAGGAAGAACTGCTGACGCTTATCAAAAAGATTATCGAGTAAATATAACTGGTGCTTTCCCTGTTGATATTAGAGTGATAAGAGTAACCGCAGATAGCACAGATTCAAGTTTAGTAAATGAATTTCAATTTACTAGTTTTACAGAAATTATTGATGAAGCATTTACTTACGATAACAGTGCTTACAACTCAATAAGATTAGATTCGCAGTTATTCAGTTCAATACCAGCAAGAAAATATAGAATCAGAGGAATAAAAGTAAGGATTCCAGGTGCAGGAGCAAGTGGCACTGGTACGCCAAGTGTTGACAGTGCTACGGGCAGAATAATATACCCAGATGGCTACGTTTTTAACGGAGTAATGGGAGCAGCAACCTATACAAATTGTCCAGCTATGTGTTTATTAGATTTGCTTACGAACACTAGATATGGTCTGGGAGATCATATAACTGACAGTACTTTAGATTTATTTTCTTTTGTTAATGCAAGTAAGTTTGCAAATACCTTAGTTGATGATGGACAAGGTGGACAAGAAGCAAGATTTAGTTGCAACGTAAATATTCAAAGTCCAGGTGAAGCATTTGATGTGATAAATGAGTTATCAGGTGTAATGCGTTGTATGCCTATATGGTCTGCTGGAAGTGTAACTATTACACAGGACAAACCGACAGATCCGAGTTATCTTTTTAATTTGTCCAACGTAGGAGATACAGGATTTACTTATTCGGGTAGCAGTTTAAAAACCAGACATAGTGTTGTTGCAGTTTCATACTTCAACATGGATAGTCAGGAGGTAGATATTGAGGTTGTAGAAGATAGTTCTTTGATAAGTAAGATTGGCACAATCGTAAAGCAAGTAAAAGCATTTGCGTGTACTAGCCGTGGTCAAGCTGCAAGATTAGGCCGTGCAATACTTTTTAGCGAATCAAATGAAACTGAGGTCTGCACATTTAGTACATCAATAGATGCTGGAGTAGTTGTAAGACCTGGATCTGTGATTGAAATAGCTGATCCAGTAAGAGCAGGAGTTAGACGAGGTGGAAAATTAAAAAGTGTTACTTCAACAACTGTGGTTACAGTAGATGACACAACTGTTACCGATTTTGCCGTAGATGCAAGTGGAAATCCTACAGGAAGTGCAACTTTGGCTGTAATTTTACCCAATGGAACGTTTGAAAGTAAGACAATCTCATCTGTATCAAATGGGACTATAACTGTAAGTTCTGCTTTTTCTCAAGCACCAAATGTAAATGCAAATTTTTTAATATCAAACTCTACAATCCAATCACAACTATTTAGAGTAATTCAAGTAGAAGAACAAGATGACATAAATTACATTATTACTGCTTTATCTTATGTAAATGAAAAATATGCCTTTATTGAAGATGGCTCTACCTTACCAACAAGAAGTGTAAGTAAATTAAATGAACTTTCAGATCCTCCTGGTGGGTTGGTTGCAGTTGAAAAAATTGTTGCAATTAATAATCAAGCTGTATCAAAAATAATTATTAGCTGGCAACCTATCGTTGGAGTTTTTGAATATCAAGTTAATTACCGCTATGAAAATGGAAACTATGTTTCCGAAAGAGTTTCAAGACCTGATTTTGAAATATTAAATAGCCAACTTGGAACGTATGAAATACAGGTATTTTCTTACAATGTTCTTGGAGAATTGTCAGCAACATCTACTGACATTACTTTTGAAGCCATTGGTAAAACTGCACTTCCTCAAGATGTATCGAATTTAGTTCTTGAACCTGTCTCAGATCAATTTGTAAGACTTCGTTTTGATAAAGCTACAGATGTTGATGTTCTTCATGGTGGATCTGTTGTTGTAAGACATTCTAATCTGACAGATGGAACGGGTACTTTTACAAAGTCTGTTGATCTAATCCCTGCAAAATCTGGTGCAACTACAGAAATAATTGTACCAGCAGTTGAAGGTGAAGTAATTTTAAAATATAGAGATGATGGCGGTAGGCTAAGTGCTGGAGAAACTTCTGTAATTATTGACGTTCCAGATCCTTTTCCAAAGTTAACTGTAATCACAGATAGAGAAGATACAGATGGTACACCTTTTAATGGAACAAAAGAAAATTGTTTTTTCGATTCTGTATTAAATGGTTTAATTCTTGGAACTGCAACTTTATTAGATGATATTACTGATTTTGATTTAATTGGTAATTTTGATAGTTTAGGAAGCACAAGCACTAGTAGAGGAACTTATGATTTTGCAAATAAATTAGATTTAGGAGGTAAACAACCTTTAAGACTAACTAGACATCTTGTTACTCAAGGTTTTTATCCTAGTGATTTCTTTGACGATAGAATTGCAAATATAGATACATGGACAGATTTTGATGGTGCTAAAGCTGAAGATGTTAATGCAAAATTACTTGTATCAACTAGCGATTCGGCTGCAACAACTTCAGTCTCAGCTACTTATGCTCAATCAGGAACAACTATAACGATTACTAAATCAAGTCATGGTTATTCGGTTGGCAGTAATGTTGAAATAACATTCTCAACAGGAACCGCTACAAGTGGAAATTATGAGATTATAACTGTACCAAGTTCAAGCACTTTTACAGTAACAGCTTCAAGCAGTGCTACAACAAGTGGAAATTGTACATATTCTGCTGAATTTTCTAAATTTAGTACATTTGCTAATGGAACTTTTATTGGAAGAACATTTAGATTTAGAGCAGAATTAACAACAGACGATCCAGCACAAAGCATTGAAGTGGAGCAATTAGGATATACAGCCCAACTAGAAAGCAGAACTGAAACTGTCAATTCTGTTATTGCTTCTGGAACTTCAAGTAAAGCTGTTACTTTTACCAATACATTCTTTACAGGAGCCTCTGGAACGAGTGTTTCTGCTGG